GGCTGACCATAGTGGTAGTCTCACAACCAATCTCAAGTCCTGTGCTATGGATTGAGATTTCTTCAACACCAACCTTGCTTATATAAGGAGGAATTATGGTAACACTAGCACCACATACACATTTTACCGCAGGCGACTTAGATCGATTCATGGGACTTTCCATCGGATTCGATTCTATGTTTAATCGTCTTGCAAATTTTCCACAACAACCAGAAGGCGGAACATATCCACCTTACAATATCCGAAAAGAAGATGACTATAAGTTTGTCATTGAGATTGCCCTTGCAGGGTTTTCGGAAAAAGATGTTGAAGTGGAACTTACGGAAAACGTTCTCTCTATTCGCTCAGTAGATGAAAAGGGAAAACAAAATCTGGACACACCAGATTACGTTCATAGAGGAATTGCGAATCGTTCTTTCTCTCGTAAGTTTACTCTAGCCGATGACATTGTTGTCAGGGGTGCAGAGTTTCAAAATGGTCTTCTTAACATTTCTTTGGAAAGAGTTATTCCAGATGAAAAGAAACCACGCATGATTCCAATCACAAATCCAAATGTGATTGAACACAAAAAGAAGTAAATCACTTTTTCCCCCTACTAATATATACTTTAGTGGGGGGTTTTTTATTTTTAATTATTCGTAGGAGAAAAATTATGTTACCATTAGCAGGACTATTATTTAATGTTATTTCTAGCCTTGTCATAGACAAAGCAACAGATTTAGCAACCGAGCACGTGGAAAGTATGATAGATGATCTACTTCCAAAAGAAGCAAAAAAAGAATTAGATAAAGCCATAAAAGATGACCCTTCACATACTTTCACAAATGCTAAAGATGCATTGATGGCAGCAGTTGAAGGTAAATTACCTATAATTAAGGCAGATGGTACACTAAAACCAATAGAAATGACATTCACACTTAAATTCGATCCTACTACTGGATCAATTGATATAGATAAATCATAGGAAGGATTATCATGGCAATAGAATCTTATAACGGACATCTGTCAAAAAACTTTGGGTATCAAGAAATGATAAAAAGTTCTACGGCTGACCGTTTGGGTATCTCAAATGATGCAACAAGGGAACACGTTATTAATTTAGTCAATGTTTGTAATTTTATATTACAACCAATTAGAGATGAATTTGGCCCAATTCGTATTAATAGTGGCTATCGTTCTCCTGCATTGAATAAAGCAGTTGGCGGTTCTAAAACAAGTCAACATTGTAATGGTCAGGCTGCTGACTTTGAATCTACCAGAATTTCAAATCCAAATCTCGCAAAATGGATTTCTCAGAATTTGGAATTTGACCAACTCATTTTGGAATTTTATGATGGGAAAGATCCTAATAGTGGATGGGTACATTGTTCGTATGTTCTTGATGGGAGCAACCGCCGTAAAGAAATGACGGCACTAAGAATTAATGGGAAGACAAGTTACAAAACAGGCCTTCTCACATAGGAGGAGAATATGAAATATTTCTGGTTGATATATTTGCAATTTTTATTTGTTGCAGGACAATTTAATGGGAGAAAGAATTGGATTGACAAACACATCTTAATATGTTATAATGAGTTAGATAAGTTAGAAGTGAACTATAAAAAAATCCACAATTTTGATAAAGAATAGTTAATGAGTTTTTATACCAATGTATCTGTTTTAGGCAATAATGTACTATTCAGAGGTGTCTCTAATGAGGGAAAAAGATTTAAAGATCGTGTAGAATATCATCCTACCCTATTCATTCCTACCAAAGAAGAAACCAAATTCCGTACTCTGGAAGGTAAACCAGTTGGAGAAATCCAGCCAGGAACTATGAAGGAGTGTAGGGAATTTTTTGCTAAATATAAAGAAGTAGATAACTTTAATATCTACGGTAATGATAAGTTTGAGTTTTCTTTTATCGCAGAATACTTTCCAGAAGAACATATTGAATATGATATCTCACAGATTCATATCGCATATCTTGATATCGAGACTGGCTCCGAGAATGGGTTTCCAGATATCGAAACTGCAAACGAAGAAGTAATTGCAATCTCATTGAAGATAGATGGTAAGTGTTATGTTTTCGGCAGAGGAGAATATGTTCATGATAGAAAAGATGTTTTCTATTTTCGTTTCGATACGGAGGAAGCACTTCTACAAAAGTTCTTTGAGATGTGGGATAGGGAATCGCCAGATATTATCACAGGGTGGAACATTGAAACATTTGATATTCCATATCTTGTCAATCGTGCAAAGAGATTATTTGATGAAAAGAAGAATCCTTATCGTTTACTTTCGCCTTGGAAAAAGGTAAGAGAATACACAATGTATGGTATGGGCGGTAAAGAACTTCAGGCCTACTCTATTATGGGTGTGGAGACTCTTGACTATCTTTCGACATATCGTAAATTCACTTTTACCAATCAAGAGTCTTACCGATTAGACCACATTGCATTTGTTGAATTAGGCGAACATAAACTTGATTATTCTGAACAGGGCTCTCTTCATCTTCTTTACAAAAACGATTATCAGAAGTTCATAGAATACAATATCAAAGATACGGAGTTAGTAGAACAACTTGAAGGTAAGATGAAACTTCTTGAGATGATTATATCTCTTGCATATCTTAGTAAAGTAAACTATAGTAATACATTCGGCCAAGTTCGGATGTGGGATACGTTGATTTACAATAATCTTCTCAGGAAAAATATTGTAATTCCGCCAAAAAAACATAGCAGTAAATCTTCTCAGTTTGAAGGTGCATATGTGAAAGAACCTATTCTTGGTTCTCATAATTGGGTTGTAAATTTCGATTTAAATTCTCTGTATCCTCATTTGATTATGCAATACAATCTTTCGCCAGAGACATTAATAACAGATACACTTCCAAAAGAGTTACAGGAAATTAAAGATATGCCGCCTGGAGTTGATGGATTGATAGACCAAAAGATATCTCTTGATGTCTTAGAGAAATACAATTTAACTTATACTCCAAACAATGAATTTTACCAAACAGGCAAACAGGGATTTCTTCCTGAGATGATGCAACAAATCTATGATGACCGTGTAAAGTTCAAGGGCATGATGATAGATGCAAAGAAGAAGTTGCAGAAGGAAAAAGATTTCAACGAAAGAAAAGAATTACAGAAATCGATTTCTAAGTATAACAATATGCAGATGAATCTGAAGATTACTCTCAACTCTGCTTTTGGTGCAATGGGGAATCAGCACTTTCGTTTCTTTGATCAACGGATTGCAGAGGCCATTACAACTTCTGGACAATTATCTATCAAGTGGATTGAGAAGGAAATCAATCGATATCTCAATGAATTGCTCAAGACCGATAAAGATTATGTGGTGGCGGTGGATACAGATTCGGTTTATATTACTATGAATGATTTAGTGGTATCAGTTTATGGGGATAAAGAATTAGATAAGAATAAGGTGATTGATTTTCTGGATAAGGTTTGTTCTGAACAGATGGAAAAGATTATAGACAAATCTTATGAGAAACTTGCGGATTATATGAACGCATTTGATCAGAAGATGGTCATGAAACGTGAGAATCTTGCAGACAAGGCTCTCTGGACTTCTAAGAAAAGATACATCATGAATGTATATGATTCTGAAGGTGTCCGATATGAAGAACCACAACTCAAGATTATGGGTATCGAGGCTATACGTTCTTCTACTCCTGCTGCTTGTAAACAGAAGATGAAGGACATATTCAAAATCATCATGAATGGAACTGAGAATGATGCAATAAATTATATTGATGAGTTTAGAAAAGAGTTTCGTAAATTAAATGCAGAAGATGTATTTTTTCCTCGCTCGGTTCGTGGTCTGACAAAGTATCACGATGCGGCCCATCTTTATATTAAGGGAACTCCGATACACGTTAAAGGTGCATTGCTCTATAACAAACTTTTGAAGGATAATAAACTGACAAACAATTATCCATTGATTCAAGATGGAGAAAAGATAAAATTTGCATATCTCAAGAAACAAAATACTGTCGGGGGTGAAGTGATTGTGATTCTAAATCAACTTCCTCCTGAGTTAAAATTGCAAGATTATATAGACTA